AATATGGAAAATATGTATAGCTCATTAAGCAAGTCATTATCAGATGAGTTTGGATTGGTTGGTGAAACAAGGGCATTGAGGAAAAAAATAATTAAATTTGAAAATACGGTAAGAAGGTTAAAATGAAACCTCCCACAATCGAAGAGATGGGTAACGCTGCCTCCGAGATTGTGTGGAGGGTGATGGGCAATGGGTCAGCCAAGTCTGCCTATGGTGAGTGGTTCTGGAAGGATAAACCGACCTATGATTACCACATAACCCGCTGCATCAAGCACGCTGTAACCGCACAGCAGCAGATCCACCTTAACCATCCAAACCCAGATGAGTCTGGAGAGAATGCGCTTGACCACTTGGAGCGTTCGGTGGTAAGAGCCTTGTTCGCGTGGATGCAATTAAAGAAAGGATTACCTAGACTATGAGATGGATTAAGAAAGAATTGGATGAGGAAGGAAAACCTGAGTGGGCGGTTTATATAGACAAAACCGGCGAGAGCAACGAATCGGAATGGTCGCACTTCGACACCTACAAGACGCGTGATGATGCGGTCCAAGCGTGCCAGCGTTTCACTTGGGAAGATTACGATTGCAGCGATAAATGAAGCTTGCGCTGGCTTGGATCTGCTACTGGATTGGTGACTTAATCAGCATCACCATTATGCGTTATGGATATGGTTATTCACTTTACAATAAGTTAATGCTTCTCAGCAGCGATCTGGACGATAAGGGAGTTATCTGGAAATGAAGAAAGCATTAGTCACGCAAGCATTCGGAGACAAGTGGCACAAGGTGCTGGAGCTAACCAAGCCGCGCATGGAATCCTACTGCCAGCGGCACAATATTGATCTTATTACTTTTGAGAAGCCGCTGGTCGAGCCGGTGCAATACAGCAAGCTGGCAATCGGAAACATCATAGCAACGAAAGGATACGAGCAGGTTACGTTTCTGGATTGTGACGTTCTGGTGACAGAAGATTGCGATGACATTGGTGCATTGCTTGAACCGGACTGTACTTTCATGGCATTGGATGAGGGGTCGTATTTAGACCGCAAGCCTGGGTTGCGCGGGTTGGCTGATGCCTTTGGATTCGTCCCAGGGTGGCAGCCTAGCTTTTACTACAACACCGGCGTGTTCGTCATTACGCCAAAGGCTGTTGGCGCATTGAGCCAGCCGCCCATTGGCCTATTCCCCAACCACTTTGCAGAGCAGACATGGATGAACCTGCAACTGCATCTGTGGTCAACGGCTACTTGCAGCATAGATCCGATCTATAACTGCATGACCAGCGCAGAGGAACACTTTGGCTTGGATCGCTACAAGGATGCGATGATTATTCATTACGCAGGGCAGTCAAATGACATGGTTCAACTATTGACCAGCATCCAGTATGATGATGCAAAACTGAAAGGACTTGGTCGATGACTCCAGTGCGAATCCAGCGGGAGGAAGGCAAGTGGCGCGTGACCACAATGGCCGGAAACCCGATTGGACCGCGCTTGTGGGGTGCTGTGCCTCCGAATGGGTTGCCATCCATAGAAGATTTGTTTGAGGATAAAGGCAAGGCACAGGACGCAGCCGATCTTTGGAACGCCTACTCCATGTGGTGCCAGGAACGTAGCGGGAAGCGTAAGCGCAGATGATTTCAGCACAATTTACCAGAGGAGATCAAGATGACCGAATCAAACAACTTGCAGGAGAGGTCGCCATCCGAGCCATGCAAGACATCAAGCTTCTACAGCGCCGAGGTGTGCTGGATGGACTCAGGCTCACCAAGAACCAAATTGGTAAACTTTCGGATTGCAACTGCTATCGGGACATTAAGGAGGTCAGGTCACTTGTCAGGGATGTCAAGAATGGGACTGTCCTATTCTGGTGCAAGGTCGCTGGAGTCAGGATTGACCAGTCTACGCTGAACAGGGTAATCAAAAGAGGTGTAGGGAATGTTAACTGAATATGCAAAATTTGCGCTTGACTGCATTACGCAGATTGGAATCATGGTCGTGTTATGCGGAATCACGACAGCAATCATAGCGTTCCTGGGAGGCTTTCTATTCTGGCTCTTGGACCGCGCGAGAAAGGAAAAATCAACATGGATGGATTAGGTAAGATTCAAATCCTAGCAGAGCGCAAGGTGGAGATGGTTGAACTGGACATCGAGGTTGATGATAAGACCAGAGACACTGTTTGTCATGCCGCCTTGCGGGAAATAACAAGCGATGGCGATGCCTTGTTTAACTACGGATTTAACCAAGCAATAAAGCGATTCATTCAAACCAAAGGAAAGAAATGCACCAAGAAAAGTTCAAGCAAAAAACGCTCACGGCGGTAACTGTACCGAAAGTATTGACCTCCTCGCAGTGCGAGTTGGTGATTCACGATGCCAGCGCAATCGGGATGAAGCGTGCGCCGGTGCTTGGTAAGGATGGGAGGAATGTAAGAAGCTGGAATCGTACTTGCGATTCGTGCTGGGTTCCAAAGTCCGGTCTGTTTGATTGGCTCTACAATTATGTGGCCGCCGTCACAGACGAAGTTAACAACGAACATTATCAGTTTGACATTACCGACATGCAGCAGTTACAAGTCTTGCGCTACCGCCCAGGGCAATGGTTCCGCTGGCACTTTGATGCCATTGAGACTGAGGGCGACATCAGGAAGATGACGATGGTAATTAACCTATCCAAGCCAAGCGATTATTATCTTGGCGGATTAAGGGTTGATGGAAACTGGCACAATCTGGAGCATGCAGAAGATCAAGGAGCCGCAAGTTTCTTTCCGTCTTGGATGAAGCACTGCGCTCGTGCGCCCATATTTGGAACGCGCTGGGTGTTGGTGGCTTGGATCACGGGACCGCAATGGCGATGAATGATTGGTTGGTTTATTCGACATGGCTTGTGATATTGGCCGTTATGTACACGTCCTACGGAAATCACAAATGATCCAGCTTAACCCAGAGCTTTGGATGATGACTCCGAAGGGAGAGGGATTGGCATTCTTGGTTACGGACTATGGGATGGATCATAACAAAATACTCACCATCATGCTTAACTCTGGTGAGATTTTGGATTTTGATATTAAGGACTGCCGCCGGTGCGAGAATCCATCTTTTTCAATTGACGCGCCGAAGCAACCGAGGCCACACTATGCGCCAAGTAAATGAACCGGACACAACCAAAGACGTTTTTATTGATGGTCGCGAGGTCGGAGGCGGGAACTGGATCGTGTGCATGGATGCAACTCCAGAAACTTCGGCAGTCTATTATTGGCTCAACGGATACACCTATTGTTCATTCCTATCGGAGGTCAAATGTATCACGACGAAATAGATCGAAGACACGTCAAGGCATTGGAAAGAATACTGAAAGAAGGAGAATGCATACCAGGAAAGTTAATGGGTGGTGATGCTGGACCTCTTGCCTACGTTATGAACCAAATGCTGTACGACAAATTTCACGGACACGGATGGGAGCTGGATCTTCTAACCGGTAGATTTATTAAAACCAAATGATTTCACGCGCAGATAGTTCAGTAGCAGAACTGTCCCTATTCCAGGGGGAAGACGGCGGTGCGATTCCGACCTCTGCGCTCCAGCTTAAATTCAGGACAATCACATCACAAACAATGAATGACATTGTTGTTAAAAATCATTACGCGCATAGGGCTGTGCCATCAAGTTGGTCATTCGGATGTTTTAATGATGGCGAGCTAATGGGTGTAATTTCATTTGGAAAACCGGCATCACCACATCTTTGCAGGGGAATATGCGGAGAAGAAAATGCTGGACGAGTTTATGAATTAAATAGATTATGGCTTGATGATAAATGTCCAAAGAATTCCGAGAGTAGATTCATTTCATGGAGCATAAGAGAACTTTCAAAAATAAGGCCACATTTAATATTGGTAAGTTATGCGGATACTGGAGCCAATCATAATGGAGCAATTTATGCTGCTACAAATTGGATTTACACTGGGCTATCAGATAAGAGATCATCTGGAGATAGGGTTGTTGGCAATAAGCACAGCAGGCATTCAAGGACTCTTGAAGATGCCGTGATAGTTCCAAGGACTAGGAAACATAGATTTGCATATTTTTGCAACCCAGCAGATAGGTGTCTGCTCAAATGGGAGATTGCAAATTGGAAAGAATGGAAAGAATATAAAGGAGAATAATATGCCACTAGGCAAAGACATCGGAAAGAACATCAAGGAACTGCGCGCGGATAACATGAAGAAAGGTAAGGCTCGTGGTGCTGGCGGTACGCCTCGCAGCGAGAAGCAAATCCTTGCCATCGCACTTCGCTCGGCTGGAGTAAAACCAAAGACCGGTGGCCGCAAGTTCCGGATGAAGGGATAATGACCGTATCGGAGACGCAACGCCTCACGTGGCAGCGTGACGTTCTTGGCGAGGCCAAGCGAATGCTGGTCAAGTTAAGAAGTGACGCTGACCACGGAAAGGCAATCGAAATAAATAATATCATAGCACAGGTGGATTATGCCGTGCTTATATCAGAGGAGATTATACAAAGAAATGAACATGCGCGAAAGAATAGCGGAACAGTTTGACGAAAATGTGCTGCTGGCGGACGGATTTGATCGCGCATTGCTTGGCATAGGCAGCGTGTTCAATGGGCCTGCCATTGCGGTTTATTGCAAGAACAGGTGCTTATCAATCCTGCGAGAACAGGGCATGACCCAGCTTGAGGCGCAGGAATATTTTGACTACAACATGCAAGGAGCTTATGTCGGCGAGCAAACTCCGATGTTTATTGAAAGGATACAGCAATGAATACACTTATGGAATGGATTACTGTCGGAGCAGGATTAGCAATAGGAAGATTATTAGTTGCAGTATCGGCATGTGTTTTGGTTGTTTTAATTATGGTTATCTTATACTTGATTTTTAACTTGGTAATGAGTCTTAAGATATGGATAGAAGACAGAAAAAGGAGAAAACAAGATGAAGCTATGGACCAATAATACTAACTCAATCCACAAGGTTGACGATAACCTACTCCACACTCGCAACACCTATGTGTTGCC